TTCCGTACTTACACTATCGCATTAAAAAATTCAAATTTATTTAATTATACTTTTGATGGTCAAGCAACTGGCGAATTAACTTTGCCAGGTACAACTATCAAGGTTATTGCAGTTCAAGGATTGAACGGAACTTCTAAGATATACGCTGGTCGTGTTTCTAACTTGTTCATCGGTACTGACTTGTTGAATGAAGAGGAGAAATTTGAATTAATCAATGACCCATATGCAATGAACATTAAGTTCATGGCAGCGTTTAAGTTCGGTGTGCAATTTGCATTCCCTGATGAGATGGTTGATTTTATCTTAGCTTAATATCTTACCAATAAGTTCGGGGAGATTCGCTTGGATGCGACTCCCCTAATTTTAACATTTTAAAGAAAATAATTATGGCTTGCGCATTAACTCAAGGATATGCCTTAGATTGCCGAGATTCTTTAGGTGGAATACTAGAAGTATTTTTTATTGAAAAAGCGAATGTTACTATTACTGCTCCAACTTCAGGATCAATAACTGCAATAACTAAAGTAGCTGGAAAGAAATTCTATAAATATGAATTAGTTCCGGGTACTGCTTCTTTAACAGAAAATATTAATGCAAACGTTCAAAATGGAACGGTATTCTATGCTCAAGAATTTTCAATCGTTTTAAACAAGTTGCAAACCGCAACAAGAAATGAAATATTATTACTTGCACAAAATAATTTGATAGCAGTAGTAAAAGATAATAATGGGCAAACTTTCTTGCTAGGTTATCTTTATGGTTTAAACCTAACGGCTGGAAGTGCTTCTTCAGGAACTGCACAAGGTGATCGGTCAGGTTATACATTGACTTTTTCAGCATCAGAAAAACAATTAGCGCCAGCAGTTGCAGATTCAGTTTATACTGCATTGACAACTCCAGGAGTTTAAGATAGTCGTTTGGTTGACGGGTTAGGGGGGAGCAGATGCTTCCCCTTTTTTTATATAAGAATATTACCTAATGCTATTTAGTATTGATGATACATTTAATTAAGGGACAAGTCAATAAAATAGTTTTAACATTGAGCGAAAAGGCAACTCTTACTTCGCCTAATTGGTTATTTTATTTTAAGTCTAGAAACACAAATGAAATAGTTGCATTTGTTATTTTAAATAATGCAGATTTATCAAGCTATAAAGAACGATATAATGCATTCAATATTACGGTAAGTTCTTATTTTGCTAATAAATTACCAGGTGAATGGACATATCAAATTTATGAGCAAGTATCAACATCAAATTTAATACCATCCCAAGCTACTTCAATGGTTGAAAGTGGCCAAGCTTTATTAAATGATACAAGTCAATTTAGTTTTACAACATATAGCAACCAAACAAATACTTACAAAGTAAGAGATATATGAGCAATCAATTAATGGTTTTAACATTTGCTGAGGCAAGGCAACCTGAGTACCGTGAAAAGAAAGGTGATGGAGAAGGATATATTGAATTTGGAAAAAAGAATGATTATCCTAATTATTTAGTTGAATTATATAATAAGTCAGCAAAGCATAATGCTATTATTAAAGGTAAAGTAAACTATATTACTGGAAATGGCTTTAAAATTAAAGAAGGAGTTGATCCAATTGGAGATCAATTTATTGCACAAGCCAATAGAGTAGAGTCGTTAACTGAAATATTGCGTAAAACTTCTATTGATATTGAGTTATTTGGAGGTGCTTATATTCAAGTTATATGGAGTGTAACAGGAGAAAATTTATCTGAGATATATCATATTGATTATACTAAAATTCGTACAAATGCTGATAATACACAATATTGGTATTCAGAAAATTGGGAAGATAGAAAATATAAAAGAGAAGTATTTAATGCATTTAATACACAATTAAGACAAGGTACTCAAATACTTTATTTAAAAGAGTATAGGCCAAACTTGAATGCTTATGCTTTACCTGGTTATTTTGGTGCTTTAAATTACGTTGAATCAGACATTGAAATATCTAAACATGTTTTAGGTAATGCTCAAACTGGATTTAGTGCTAGTAAATTAATTACCTTACCAAATGGTGAGCCATCAGATGATGAGAAGCGACAAATTGAACGCAAATTTACCGATAGGTTTACGGGAAGTGATGGTAAAAAATTCATACTTTCCTTTGTTAATGATGCTTCTAGAAAGCCAGTCATTGAGGACTTGGGAGCAAGCGATATTACTAAAGAGGATTTTGGTAATGTAGATAAAATGATTCAGCAAAACATCTTTGCTGGCCATCAAATTACGGCTCCTGATTTATTTGGGATTTCAACTCCTGGCCAATTAGGAACTAGGCAACAAATGAGAGATTCATATGAGATTTTTAAAAATACTTATGTGAATGATAAGCAGATATTTTTAGAACAAATATTTTCTTTGCTTGCAAAATTACATGGTGCAAATAGTGAATTGCAAATTATACCGGTAGAGCCAATAGGTATAGAGTTTGATGGTTCAATCATAGCAGCTAATTTGACTAAAGATGAAATTCGTGAAAAATTAGGAGCGCCAAAATTAGAACCTAAAACATCTTCAAGTTCTCAAGATTTTATAGATGCAATTAATTCATTAAGTCCATTGGTTGCTAACAAAGTATTAGAATCAATGACTGCAAATGAAATTCGTGCTTTAGTTGGTTTAATTGCTGAACAAGGTGGCCAAGATTTACCTACAACAAATACTCCATCATCAACAGGATTTAAATTTAGTGAAGATGAAGTAGTAAAAGTTTTTGAAGAATTTGGGGTATCAAAAGATGAATATTCAATTTTTAAATCAAGAGAAGTATTTAGTCAAGTTCCAAATGAATTAGAGGAATCTTTACATTTAGAATTTGCTGAACAATCTTTGTCAGGATTAGAATCTAATATTTTAGATTTAATTCAAAAAGACAAAAGAATAACTGCTGAAATTATTGCTGGGACTATTGGAGTAGATGTCAATATTGTTAATCGAGTTTTAGATGGGTTGGATAAACGTGGAATTACTAGCAGTTCAGTATCTAAAGGTATAACAGAAAGAAAATTATCAAAGCCATTGTCAGAATTGAATGCTCCAAAGCCTACAACATCAAGCTTTATGATTAGGTATTCTTATGAGTGGAGATCAGATATACCAGCAAATGAAAGAAATTCATCGGATCATCCTAGTCGTTATTTTTGTGCAAGATTAATGCAATTAAATAGGATGTATTCACGAGCAGAAATTGAATCAATATCGGCAAGATTAGGATATTCAGTATTTGACAGAAGAGGTGGATGGTGGACTCAACCAAATGGTCAACATTCTCCAAGTTGTAGACATAGATGGTTTGCTCAAACGGTAATTAAGAAAGGTTAATATGAAGAATACATTATTTATAGGGGCTAATGCAATTAAGGAAAGAACGGCAGTTCATTCTAACATTGATGATAAATTAATTATGCCTGAGATTAAAACGGCTCAAGATATGTATATCTTACCAGCATTAGGTACTGCTTTATATGTGAAGCTTCAAACCGGTATTGAAAATGGAACTTTGAGCAATTTAGAAACATCATTATTAAATGATTACGTGACTGATGCTTTAGTTTATTACGTTTTGAGTGAGTTACCAGTTGGATTATCGTTTCAATTTTATAATAAAGGTTTAATTCGTAAAACTTCTGATAATAGTGATCAGCCTAATATGCAAGATTTAATAGATGTGGCTAATCGTTATCGTTCTAGAGCAGAATTTTATAAGCAAAGAATGATTAAATATTTACAGGAGGTAAGCACAACAAATTTATTTCCTGAATATGTTAATCCAGGTACTGGTATTGATACAATGTATCCTGAAAAAGATGGATATCAATCAAGCATTTTTTTAGGAGATGAAAATAGTTTGTTTGGAATGACATATCCACAACATTATTTAAAAAGCAAAGGTTATTGTAATTAAAAATTATGCCTAAAGCATTCTCAACCAAAAATATAAACAAATTAATTGTTTATTTAAAAACAAATGGCAATAAAACAACTGACATTAAATCAAACAATCAAGCAAATAAGGGATATTGCCCTAAGTCACGACCAAATTAATACGGTTTATTTTGGTGATGTATGGGAATTTCTTGCTCAAAGTGATAATGTATATCCAGCAATGTTTTATTCGTTGACTGGAAGTAATATATCGGGCAAAAATTTAGCAATGAATTTCAGTTTATTCTTTCTTGATAGGCAACTTCAAGATGAATCAAATGAAACAGATGTTTTATCTGATCAGTTATTAGTTGCTCAAGATATATTTGCAATGATTTCCTATCCTAAATTTGATTGGGAAATTGATCAAAATGTGAATATTGAATTTTTTACTGAAAATGAAAAGGATTATTTAGCTGGAGTTAAATTTGATATTGTTTTAAACTATCCAATGATAAATGATAGATGTCAAGTTCCATCTTCATTTTCATATCCTGATTATATAGCAAGTATCTCCGAAAATGGAGGTGCAGTAAATTACATTAAATTTTTAATTGATTATCCATCTTTTGCTACATTACCATCTAGTGGTGATCCGGGTAAGATTTATGTTACAAATGATACTAATAAATTATATAGATGGGTTGATAATGCATTTATTGAAATTTCCCCTACTACTTCAACTAATTGGGGAAGTATTGGAGGTAGTTTAGCAAATCAAACTGACTTAAATAATGCTTTAAATTTAAAAGCACCATTAGCATCACCTACATTTACTGGAACAGTTAGTGGAATTACTAAATCGATGGTTGGTTTAGGTAATGTGGATAATACAAGTGATGTAAATAAACCTATTTCTTCTGCTACACAAACTGCATTAGATACTAAAGCACCTTTGGCATCACCTACCTTTACAGGTACGGTTTCAGGTATCACTAAATCAATGGTTGGTTTAGGAAATGTGGACAATACTACTGATTTATTAAAGCCAATAAGTACTGCGACTCAAACTGCATTAAACTTAAAGTATGATGCATCTAATCCAAGTGGTTATATTAGTGGAGTTACAAGTGGACAAATTACAACAGCTTTAGGTTACACACCAGAGAATAGTGCAAACAAAGGTATTGCTAATGGATATGCAAGTCTTGATGGAGGTGGATTAGTGCCATCAACTCAATTGCCAAGTTATGTAGATGATGTTTTAGAATATACAAATTTAGCAAGTTTTCCAGTTACAGGTACAACAGGTAAAATATATGTTGATTTAGCTACTAATAAAATATATCGTTGGTCTGGTTCTACTTACATTGAGGTTTCTCCTACGATTGGAACAATATGGGGTGGAATTAGTGGTACATTATCTAACCAAACGGATCTACAAAATGCTTTAAATGCTAAACAAGCAACTTTATCAGGAACAGGATTTGTTAAGTCTACGTCAGGTACAATATCTTATGACACAAATACTTATTTAACTACAAGTTCTGCAACAACAACTTATGTTCCATACACAGGAGCATCTGGAAATGTTAATTTAGGAACAAATAATATAAGTGCAAATAATTTCTTAAATGCATTCTCTAATATTACTGCTTCGGGAACTCAAGTAGTTTTAACGGTTGCTTCTGCACCCGAAATTGTAGTAAACGGAAGTGGTGGGCAAACGATTAAATTACCTGATGCAACAACATTATCTAATGGAGCAACTTTTTCTTTTAACAACAATCAGAGTAGTGGAGCTTTATTAGTCAACAACAATAGCAATACGCTAGTAGTATCTGTTCCTTCGGGTGGATATTGCGAAGTTATTTTGATTGATAATACTACTGCGGCAGGAAATTGGGATAGGCATTTTGAGGCTCCTGCAAACGTATCTTGGAGTACAAACACATTTGATTATGCAGGTAGTGTTACATCTGCTACTTGGAATGGTAACATAGTTCAACCCAATAGAGGAGGCACAGGACAATCTACTTATACAGATGGGCAGTTATTAATTGGTAATACTACTGGGAATACATTAACTAAGGGTACATTAAGTGCAGGTACAGGAATTACAGTTACTAACGGTAACGGTTCTATTAGTATTGCCACTACTATTACTCAATATACAGATGCTTTAGCAAGGGCATCTTTAAGTTTTACGGCAGGAAGTGGGGCATATAATAGCACAACAGGTGTTATAACAATTCCTACAAATAATAGCCAACTTACTAATGGTGCAAACTATATAACGTTAACATCTTTATCAGCTACATCTCCAATTGTATATACTAATACTACAGGGGTTATATCTATTCCTGTAGCAACTACATCTGTTAGTGGTTACCTATCATCTACTGATTGGACTACGTTTAATAATAAAGCAAATGCTTTAAGTGGTACTATTAATAAGATAGCCAAGTTTACATCTACAACTGCTATTGGTGATTCAAGTATTACAGATACAGGTTCATTAGTTACCATTGCAAGCCCATTAACTCTTTCAGGAGCAGTAACAGGAGTTGGTAACCTATCTAACTATACAGTTACTGCATCTTCAGGCTCTGCTAAATCTAAAAGTATTACATCTACATTAGTTGCATCAGCTAATTCTGATGTGTTAGTTGGATTAGATATTGCTCCTACGTTTACTAATGGTTCGTTTACAAGTACTACAAATGCAGTTGCAAGATTTAATGGTTCAAGTCAAGGATTTATATTTGCAGATTGGATTGGAGCATCAAGTAATTTTTCTATTTATCCAAAAGCCATTCCAACAAGTAATAATTATTTATTTCGTTCTGATAATATTAACACACACTTAAATGCACCAAGTGGAATTTTAACTTTAAGAATAGTAAATCAAATTTATGGACAATTCTTTCCTACAACAGGTAACTTCACTCTCCAAAACGGTGGAACATTCACCGATGCAGGATACAGATTAGATGTCGTTGGAACTACTCGTTTTCAAGGAACTACTGCAAGTGATACTGCTCCTTTAGGAAGTGAGTTAGCAGGTGTAACAGGCACAGGAACTAACTGGGCATTAGCCACATCAGCAACCAATTTAAACGTAGGAGGTTATACCCATACAGTTGGTTCAACTACTGCCTTAACAACTGCTTTAGCAGCAGTTAGTGCAACGTATTATCAAATTACATATACGATAACAGGAAGAACTGCTGGAAGCATTACAATAGCTTATGGCGGTACAAGTACAGGAGCATCTGCAAGTGGAGCATCTGGACCTTTAGCATCTTCTACTGCTGTTTTAACAATTACTCCAACAACAGATTTTGATGGAACGGTTGTTCTATCAATTAAATCTATTGGAACAAGTTCTGCATCTTCAACTTTTAGTAATAGTAGTGGAGGAGCAAG